GGCAATTTTTTTATAGGCTGCTTCTGGACCAGCGACGGATAATGTATCAAACGCGAGTTGGATACGTTCACGAAATGCGTCATCGGACTCATAAACGGCTGGCGTTGGTGGGGTTTTGGACGTATCTGCAGGCGTAATAATCAGACGTTTTACATTGAAGTTAGCACCGATTTGGTCGAGATCGTTGGACGTTGCAAATGCTAGAAGTAAGGCTCTTGCACCAGTGTTGATGCGATTACGAAGTACTATTTCTCGATATGCATTTTCTTCTAAAAATTTGGTTAAGGGTTCGCTTTCTCGATTGAGTATTTCGGCGATTTGATTTTTTTTATCGTCATCAAAACGCGCAATAAGATCATTTTTTCTTTCGAGCAAAATCGACTCATAATCAACTGGTTCAATGATATCTGGAGGTGCTAATTGGCTGAAATCAATACTCATGATGATGCACCCATTTGTAATGGAATATTTAAGTTTAGTGACTGGCCAGTGATGGTATGGACTGACTCTAGATCGAGCTGCAATAAGCCTGAACTAATCTTTGAAATGCTGATACTTTCGATATTGATGCGGTTTTCCCAACGTGAAACGGGGGTATAAATTGCGCTATACATTTTCAAAATAAGTACATCATTCATGGGTTGGTCGATCAGATCTGGAACGATCGAGCCGTACTCTCGTCGCATAGGACGACTACCCAAAGGCGTGGTGATAATGTCTTCAATTGACTGAGAGATGCTTTCAATTTCTGAGAGTGTTGAACCCGTTTCGCGAGAGATGGTCATGGCACGGGTCCTCCCGAGGTATCTCCGCCAGATTTCACACCTGAAGTTTTGTGTGATTTCAGACTGATATTTCCAGCTTTGACATCAGCATTAGTTGTAATATCTTGAGTTACGTGCAATTTTCCATCGATTTCAACATTTGCGACTAATTTTGCTGAACCACCCTGAGGCAAAATCGCTTGTAGAATATGATTTTTTGTGTCGTAGCTGATGACGGCACCATCTTCAAACATACGCAGCTTAATATCAGAATTTTGTGATGGTGTTGGGAAATCTTCATTATTCAAACCAACCAAAACCACACCGAGCTCCAAAACGCCACAGACACTCAAAACAAGACATTCTTCACCGATACTGGGTAAATCATGTGTGGAATCTTTACCCGCTCTCAAATTAAGCACACGTAACTCTTTGGTTACGATGTCACCTAAATTGACTGTAACGGTATGGAAAGGTTTAGACGGAGTTACGGTCTTGATTCGTCCGACTCGGATCAAATTTTCGACGCGACGATAGATATCTGCATTCATGCTGCAATCGTTATGCAGCTCAAGAATTAATGCATTTGATTTTGTTTGTATATGAGTTATATACAAATGGGTTTATTTTGAATTGAGAAAATTCAAAGCTTCATGCTCAAACATTTCTATTTCTGCATCTGTAAATCCAAGCAAGATCCGCTGTGCATATCTGACTTTAAATGTTCTGCCGTTGTACTTTAATGTATCGATTAATCCATCCTGGTGAATACGAGCAAGTCTTGATACTCGTTGATCAAATCCAATAGTCACGCCATCTGGAATTTTTTCTATTTTCATGAATTTTGCCGTTTTAAGCTTCATGAACATTTTTTGTTTTATTTTGCCTTTACGTGCACGTAAATTTTTTCGCGGTGTGTATGAACTACCATCTGGGTTTTGCTGACGTGTAATGCGTTGACTTTGGCTTGCACGAATCTTTCGAGCGATCATCATTGCAAATTTACGTTTTTCAGCATCGCTTAAAGATGCAAGTAATGCATTGAGATGCTCAGAAAGATATTCGAGTTCAGCCATTACAGATAACGCCCTTCTTCAGGTTCACGTGACATCCAAGATGCTAAGACGGTACCATCTTTATCATAGAGCGTGACTTCTTTGGATTCTTCAGCTTTATGATATTTTGGCTCGTCAGGATAACTGACATTTAGACCGTCATTGGTCTGTTTTACAATGACGCGCTCAGTTAAAGGCAGTTGAATCGCTAGATCGACTTTATCATTTGCTAAAATTTCTGCTTCAAATTTTATGCCTTTTTTGACGTGATCAAGATTGGCCATTAGTTCAGATTGATTTTCTCGAACCCAATCGAGCACCGGAATACTGACTGCAGCTAAATCACCGGCGTAATCAGTTAAGATCATCGTCAGTGTGTATGCATATTCAAATGATAGGCCGTTCGCTAAAGTACTGCGGACATTGCCTTCGTCAACAAAAATAAGAACACGCTCAGGATCACGCTGCAGTTCTGGTATCGCATTTAATAAATGTGTTCGAAGGCTCTGTGGTTTTTTCATGCTGCTTTGGCTCCACCATAAATTTGTTCCAAGTGGTCCCATTCTTTTTGGAACTTCGCATGGTACCCAAGTTTTTTATAATTCGGTCCGTTATAAAGCGTAAATACAGCGTCCCAATTTTCAGCTCGCAGCGCATCAATCAAAGTGACTTTTTTGCCGTCGATAATGCCTGTTTTCCATTCGATGAATCGAATAAAGGCTTCAAGCTGATAAGACTCACTAGCAAATTGTTGATCAACAAAATCTTGGGCAGATGTATAACCTAGATCTTTCCAGTTTTCGCCCATGATTTGAAACTGACCCCATGATGCTGACATGAGAGCGCTTTCAACATCGATCTGTTTCGCAAGTTCGAGACGGACATATTCAGCTTCATTGCCCTGATAACCACCCGATTTTTTATTGACAATATTTGGACGTTCAACTGCCATTTTGTTTGCAAAAGCAGCTCCTTTTTTCAGACGCAAATAGGCATACATACGGTGACGTTCAAACAAAATTTTAGGCTTTCCATTTTTTAGAAAACCCACTCCCCTGCCTTCGACTGCACCAAAAACCCGAATCGCAAGCTCAGAAACTTTAAGGCGCGCAGCTGCTGCTGTGTAGTCACTATCTTTAAGTAATTTCGAGATATTTTGTTCAAGGAGAGCTGCTCTTGTCTTGTCTCCGACTTTGCCATCCGCAACCAGATTTTTTTGCTTCTGAAATGTAATGACAGCGTGTTCAGTAGAAGCACCAAAATCACCATCGATAGAGAGATCTTTACCCTTTACGCCTTTAAAACCAAGTTTTTTAAGCTGCTGCTGAATTGTAATGACATCATTACCCTTTGAACCAAATTTTAAGATCATGATGTACTCCAAATCAGTTTGGCCACATTACCTTTTGCTCGATAAATCAGAACAGCCAAAAGTACTGCAAAGATCGCATCCCATAGCGTAACTGGATCTTTAAAAAATAAAATATGCACTGACTGACCAATGAACGCTGCAATTAAAATCGTGGCCAGAATTGAGAAACCATGTCGGTGACGTAGACCTTCAGCATCAAAGCAGATGATACGAATGCCACAAATCATGTATGCAATTAGGGCAATGAGTTGAAACATAATTTCGATCATGATTTTCCTCCTCCACGAAATTTATTCCAGATATCAGATAGGCTGGATTGATCTACCCAAACCATCATTTTTAAGACAATAGGTAATGAAAAAATGGATGCGATCATGCCCGCAGTTGCATCATTTGTAATAAGCGTTCGCATCGTAATTTCTGGTGCAAGTAAGTACCCAAAACCAACCGCGATGATCATTGTTGAAAGCCGTTGTAAAGGTTTTAAGTCTTTTTTGGTTGTTGCAAATAGAGCTGCTCCAAAGACAGCACCAAGCAATGCATTCCCGTTTACAAATGGGAGTAATGAAGCTGCACTGATAGTGACTGCTGTTGCCGCTGCTGTTGTAGTTGGTTCTGGCATTATTAATCCCACAGTTGTATTGTTTGTTTGGTTTGTTGTGGTGTATCGATGTCGGGAAGAATCACGGATGTACCGATTGGCAGAAAAACACCGACGTCTGCCAGATTTGGATTCGCTTCAAGTACTGACTCGACGACGCCAGAACTACGACCGTAATATCGCCAGCAAATTGAATCAATCGTGTCATTTTGGATTGCTGTGACGGTTCTGCTCATATCAACTCGACCACGCTGTGGTTTTCGCCTTTAAGCTGCTGAATCGCCCACATCTTGTTGCGTCGATAATCTTCTACAGTCAAAAATGCATGTTCGGCTTTTTTGTTGCCAGAATTGGTGCTGTCATAGGTCCTATAGTTTTCATTTACTTTTGCTGCTACACCATTGGATACTGCAGAAAAATACAGAACTTCGGTATCTGGCTTACCATCGATGATGTTTTTTGCCAGATCTGCCAATGTGTCTGCTTTCATAACCAGGCTTGCAAGTAAACGATTTGTATCGATGATTTCTTCAAGTATTAATTGACGGAGTCGTGCATCTGTTACTGCACCATCGATACGAACCACATCCCGAATTTGATCGAGTGAAATACTTGGGAAAAAAGTACCACTGGTAATATTAATATTGCTTGGCGTGGTATTGCCGTTTGCGACAAAGCCCATAGGAATCTCCTTAGGGCACTGGGAGGGGCAAAGGCTCGTTGAAGATTTACTGTGATGTGAAGATCACGACCTTTGCACTCCAGTGCGGTGCGGGGCACTTATTCAGAAGCTGGTACCATACTGCCGTGATCATCTACGACAGGCGTTCCGTTTTGATTGAGCAGAACGTTGGTGGCTTCTGGTTGTTCGGTTGTCCCTTCTGGATTTAAAATCTCGATGGGATTATTTTCTAGGGGTTGGGCTTTTTGCTCTTCTGGCTTAGTCTCTTCAGATGTTTGAACTTCATCTGATGGTGCGTAAACAGCTTTTAGTTTGGTAAAAAGCTTGGTCATTTTGTTGAGATCTGTTCGTCCACCGCATTTATCATCCAGTTCAACTGCCTTTTCAAGAAATTTCTGAGCATGAGCTGCATATGCAAAATCAAGTTCAGATTCACCTTGAATAAACCGCATATTTGCTTTACCCAATGCCAAGTAAAGCTTGGCTTTTACTTCGTCAGGCATATCGCGACTCGAAGTTTCTAAAGATTCATCGTTGAGCAAATCATCTAAACGGTACAGTTGATAAAAATCATTTTCACTGATGGCCACGTCGGTTTTCAGAACTTTTAAGTAAGCCTCAGCGATGTCTTCTGTGATAAAACATGCTTCAGAACGTTCAAATCGATCGGGAAGTTTCAATCCGAACTTAAGCACATATTCAGCAAGATCTAGCGCAAAGTCGTATTCACCAACATCGATAGACCAGACCAGCATTTCTGTTACTACTGCATCCTGTACACCCGGCTTCACTTCTAGAATGCCTTGAAGATATGGTTTGTAATTTGGTAGTAACTGGCGTTTCAGTTCGACTTTGTTTTGTTTTGACTGAATATTTTTCAGACGGTTTTTATCGCTATTGAGCTGCATTAATTGCTGTTCATAAGCGTTGGTATTTTGCATCGTTCCGAACTCCGCAGCTGATTCAGCTGCAGATTTGGCTTGATGCTGTTGAAAGTGCTTTCGAGCCAAGTTCATAAAGATTACTCCGCCTGAATTTCGATGTTTTCAGCCATACAAGCCAAGCCGAGATCTTCAATGTAATAATCTTCGCTTGAAGATTCATAGTTTTCGATCTGGTCACGTTTTGGATTGTCGATGACTGTTCGACGCATTGCACCTTCCTGCATGTAAATCGAAAGGTTATCGAAAGTTGTGACTAAAATGCTGCCTTCAGGAAAAAATGGCACTGAATAAACAGGAAGATTGCCCATGCGTTTTTGGCTGATAATGGTATCTGCAGCCAATTTTTCAGTGTTTGGCTGATCTTTATTGACCAATGGAAAATATTTATCTGATACAGTTTTACGGTTACACATGACCACCAGATCAGGGTTGTCTTGATGGACTTCATCAATCATTTCATCAACAATATTCATGACCAAAGCATCAAGGTTTTTAAAATCACCTGTTTTGCCTACAGTGATTTTGCCCTGAACAGCACCCGAGGTCATTACGCGAGCTTTATTCTCCTCTCGCATTTTTTGTAACCAACCTTTGTTGACATCTTGAAGTTTTGGATTAGCAACAATATCTGTATCGGTTGCAATACTGGTACCATTCCAGCCAATCATAATGCGATCGAGTGCTTGGCGTTTGATGATCAAACCACGGAACATTGCGTAGAAGTTTTTAAACTTGGCCCATTGATCTAACTTTTGATATTTAATTGCTGTATCAAAATCTGTTTTACGGCAAAAGTAAAAACGGTTATCTAGAGCTGTAGGATCTTTGGTTTGTCGATCTGAATTATTGGTATTCGTGCGCGATGCAATTGGACGAGAAATACCCATACCAATTGCTTCAGCGGACTGCTCTGGAACGATATAGATGTTTATTCGACCCAAAAATGCGGAAGATTCTTGAAGTTTTTCCTTGAGTTTTTGCTGCACAGAAGGTGTGACATTAAATTGTTGCGTGACTGTTTCAACACCGTTTAGCTCTGCTAATTGTGTCATTACCTTATTGTATTTTTGACGGGTAAGTAATTGCATTATGTTTACTCTTAGAAATTTGGAAAGGGAGACATGTCGACCGAATTAACAGTCGACTTCTTCTTCGTCATGTTTGAATTGGCTGTTGTTTGAACCAGGGCGTTTTTGGTGTTGTGGTTCTTGATCCAGCTTTGTTTTCAATTGATTGAATTCTTGCTCCAGCTGCTCATGCTTTTGCTTTAGCTGATTGAATTCGGTGCCCTGCTCGGCAGTTTTTTCAGCGATGGCAATAATCGCTTGTTCGCTTTGACTGAAATTTTCCTGATTTTGCTGCTGTTGCTGCTCTTGAGTTTTGAATAAGTTTTTAATTTGGTTTAGAAAGTTAGCGCCA